TAGTGAATCCAATCACGAACAGTACCATTCATATACATACGAGACATAGTAAGACCTTCTGGTAAAACAGCACGAGCTTGTTCTTTCGCAATACCATTTTCTATTGCCCATTTATAAGCAAGTTTTGTTTCATGAATAAGTTGATCTTGTTTTATTTTCCAGGATTTAGTCATTTCATTGTCTTCATCAACCTCAATAGAATTTTGTCTATTTTTAGCATCCTGAAGACGAAATTCTCTTGTTTCAAACCCAAGTTCATTTGGGTCAGCGTATCGTTGAGAAAATTCCTGAAAATGAAATGACCTATGACGAAGAATCTGTCTAGCAATATCACGAGTTGTATTTATCTCAAGAACAACATTACACATCTCAAAAACAGACCAATGTTTATTTCTAACACAATAATTTAAAAGTTTTTCTGCTGTTTCTGAATTATTTTGATTAGATGGATTTGACACTCGTGCACAGTATGCCATAATATCTTGTGATGTTATACCAGCAATCTCTTTTGATTGTGTATATGCAATCAATTTTACTTCACTCATTATACTTTTTTACACCTCATATATTCTGGTTTTAATTTTACACCAAGTAATTTGATTTCTTTTTTATCTTTTACATAATTAATAACTCTTGTGCAAGCTTTATAAGATTTAAAATTTTTAATAGACAAATATCCATTAATATTTGTACCACCAATTACTACTATTAAAACAAATGTTTTCATAATTTGCTCCATTTAACTAGTGTTAATTTTGCTTTTAAACCACTAAAAGTATTATTAGTGATTATGTTTCTTATTTCTTCTGATGACATTCCAGACATCACCATATCATTCACGTCCTTGTACTTTATACTTTCTGGCCATATACAAACATTGTAACCCAATTCAATTGCCTTGTCAATCTTTTTTATTGTTTCTATTGAGCGAGGTTCATTGTCATACACTACTGTTAACTTTTCTTTACAATAACCATCTAGAACAGATACAATATCTCCACCTGCAGTTGCTATTGAATTTTCAATAAACATACTATCAATAGGACCTTCAAACACAAAAACTTTTTCACCGAACTTAACTGTATCTAAACCATAAATCTTTGGTACTGTTTCATCTAAAATGATGGTTATATACTTAGGCAGAGAACTTTTCATACTTCTTCCTTGAAGAGCATGAACTTTCTTGTTTGAATCTATAAATGGTATTAATAATCTAGTTTCATCATTTTTTATACAAGCAAATTTGTGTGGTATTATTTCATTTATAAATCCTTTAAAATTTGGACATTCAAAAAGTTTAAAGTGTTGATTGTTTGGAATCTTTCTAGACACTACATACTTTTTGATTGGATGTGTTATTGGTAATGAACTTACCTTTTTTAGTTTTTTCAATGGTTCAAAATCTAAAAACTTTGGTGCTTTCATTTTTTGAGTAAAAGAGGTTATGTTTTCATTAGTTTGATATTTTTTATTTTGAAACTTTTCAAACAAATATTCTTTATACACTGTTTCATCAATCTCTTTTAAAAACTTAGCAAATGGCATAGAGACTGAACAATTATGACAGTGAAATATATAATATTCACCTTTCTCATAAACATAACCCCTTGCCTTTCTTTTGTTTCGTTTAGAATCTCCACAAATAGGACAAGAAAAGTTGTAGACAGTTTTATCTGTCTTTTTAAAATTTCTCAATTGTGGGGATATCAGTTCTACATATTTAGATTCAATAAACATATCAACCTACAAAAGTTTTAATAACTTCATTCACATAATGTTTTCGTTGTTTTATAAAAATCTGTGGATTTTCGTGGTCTACTGCCATTAATATTACAATCTGTGGTATTTTTATTTTATAATGATATTCAAACATCATAGAATAAATTGTTGATTGTAAAAAATAGTTTTGTATCCATTTTTCTTTTTTAATTTTACGAGAAGTTTTATAATCTATAATTGATGGAACACCATCATATTCAGCAACTAAATCTGTTCTTCCAGCTGCTCCTAAAACTTTAGAATATAAAGCCAACTCTGTACCATATACATTATCAACATATTTGTCAAGCATAGGTTTTATTTGATTAAAAGAATCTATGTTGACAGGCATTTCTTTTTTCTTATAATCTTCTTCATTCAAAACATATCGTTCAGCAATATTATGAAATGCTGTTCCACGAATAGATGCCTGTGTTGTTATTTTTTGTGCTTGTTCTTCACCAACTCTTTTCTTCCATTCAAACAAAGCAGTCTTGTCAGATTTCTCCGACAAGACTGTTGTGACTGACTTTAGCTTATCCCCATCGGGTAAAACATAGTGTCTTTTATTATCTATGTTCTCAGTTGTCAGTTCAATTGGTGTAACAAGCTTATGATTAAATAGCTTGCGTTGCAATTTTAAGTCTGTCCTTTTGTATAATATAATCTTTCACAAGACTAGATCTAACAATATCATTCTCATCAAAATCAATAAATTCAAACGATTTCATTTTTTGAATAATACGTAGAAAATCTAGTAATCCACCTCTATCAGCTTTCTTTATGAAATCTGATTGTCTAAAATCACCACAAAACATAATTCTACAATTTTTACCAATTCTAGTAATTACAGAATCAAGTTCGTGTAAAGTACAGTTTGCAATTTCATCGACTATAATAATAGCATTATTAAATGTGACACCTCTAATAAATGAAGTTGTCATAAATTCAACTTGATTTTTATTTTTCATATAGTCGTATGCATCAGACCTTCCAAACAATTCTGTGAAAATGGCATAGTAGGGGGATTCATATGCCTTTGCTTTTTCTTTAGTATTGCCTGGAAGGAACCCCATGTCTCTTGTTGGAACAACACTTCTTATAATAACAATTTTATCATAATTAGAGTTGTTGTTTAATAGTTCATCAAGTCCAAGATACAAAGATATAAAACTTTTACCAGTTCCAGCTATACCGTGTAACATAAGATTTTTACCGTCATCATAAGCATCAAATGCTACTTGCTGGTTTTCAGTTAATGGATTTATTGTCCTTATGTTGAATGATGGTTTCTTTAATTCTTTTCTTAGTACTCTTTTTTCTCTTCTTGATGACATGTATTACCTTCTTCTAGAAAGTGTTGATGGTTGAACGTGAAATCCCCCTAGAATGTTTACTCTTCATGTCCTTTAATAAATCCCTAAATCCTGCATCTGGTTTCTTTCCTGATACACCAGACACAATACTAGGAGCACTGACTAATTGAACTATGTGAGGATTTTCTTTTAAAAATGAATCTAACTCAGAGATAGACATAAAATCAGTAAACTCTTCATTTGTTAAATTATTTTTAAAACTGTATGTTGGCATCAGTAATCATCCTCATAAGACATAAGCTCTTGTATATTTTTAGTCTTCAGTGCAGTTTTTATTTTCCTTTGTTTTCTCCTTTTTTTCTTTTCTTCTCTCAATAGAATATCATCATTATATTCATCATATTCATAATCAAAATCTTTAAATCTATTTTTAACTCTACCCATTTTGAATCATTCCTGGAAATGCCTCTTTAACGTGTTGAATAGTAATGCCCTTAAATGGCAGCTTCTTTTCTTTCACAGCACACAGTAGAGTCGCATCTTTTGGATCTACTTGCTCTAAAAGCTCGATAAACATTTGTTCTCTTTTTGCAGTAGGTAAATCGTGAAATCCTTCTACAAAGTAAAGTATTTTTCTTGCTTCGTTTATGAGAATACCTTCTTGGTCTACTAATTCAGTAGGTGTATACGGCGGATCGCCTTCTGGAAGTAACCATTTTACTGATTCATCAAACACACCTTGTAGAATAACTCTGATGACATAACTGTCATTTGCTCTAAGTGCATCCACTTTTTCTTTTGTTCTTCTTAGTTTACCAATTTTTTCCAAGACTTCATAGGTAGAGGTTTGCATTTATAACTCCATTAAAATTCAGAAATATTTTCAGTTAAATTTTTAAGTTTTTTTTCAATAAAATAATTCATCATTTTTGATCTATCATCGGTTTGATTTTTATTTTTCTCATCGTCAATTTTTTCAACAATATTATCAGGTATATAGTTCAAATCTATAAGTGTTTTATTTCTTTGATATCTTTTACCCAATTCTTTTTCTATAGAATTATCATCAAGTGATAGATAATAATCCAATCTTTTTCTTGTCATAGGTTTTTGTCTTTTTCCTACAACAAAAGTATCATCACTTGACAACACATTTGGAATGCCATCAGATGAATCACCCTTTAAAATATGTTCGAGTAAATATGTTTTAGGATCTTTATTAGAAATCCATCTTTTTCTCACAGGATCATATTGTTTTACTTTATCAGTATGTAACTGAATAAAATCTTTATCTGCTGAAAGAATCAGAATATTTTCTTCCTTATTTTGCTTTACCAAGGTTGCGATGATATCATCTGCCTCAGCACCTTCACATTTTAGAACTTTATATGGAAGATATTGTTTAATCTCTTCCGTTATACTGTTTATGAACTCAAAAATAGTCTTCCAGTCTAGTTCTGAATTTTCTCTATTTTTCTTTCTAGATCTTTTATAATATGGAAAATGATTATATCTCCAACAGTTTGAACCGTCACAGCATAAAATCATTTTTCCATATTCACTCTTAAATTTCATATTATAAGATCTTAAAGAATTCAAAATCATATGTCTTACCATATTTTCTTCTAATTTTGCATTAGTATGATTTCCAATTTGCATCATTAAGTTAGAAAGCATAACCTGACTTGTATCAACAATAATCATATTCTTATTGGATATTTATATCCTCTCCTATTTTATCAGTGTCAAATTCTAAATCTAATTTTTTAGTCAATGCATATTCGTCAGTTTCTTCTTCTTTTTCAAAAACCTTCTCTGCTAAATCCTGAAAAGGATGTTTTACATCATAATATTTACAAAGTAAAGATCTTAATGATTCAACTATTAGATTAATATCCTTTACATCATTATCTTCAATTGCTTCTGAGGGAGGAAATCCTGCTATATCAATATTATTAAATAATGATGGTAGTATAATCATTAAAGCTTCATTGATATGATTTACTTTTATGTCTAAAATGTTTGATGAAAGTATTTTTTCATCATAGTCTGTTTTTTGTTGTATCTTTTCTATTGGAAATTGAATTACGTTATTATTTTCTGACATATGATATTATATTCCTTATTTCTGTAATTGTCAAGAACTATTCGTAACTCATAATTTTAGTTCCTTCGTCATAGAATTTGAAAGGAAAAATCTTACAATTTGTTTTATTTTTAAGAGTATGAATAACTTCCTCTCTTTTATCTTCCTTTACATAAAATACAAAGAATCCTCCACCACCAGCACCTAACAATTTGCCTCCAATAGCACCAGATTCTTTTGCTATATTGTAAATATTATCCAAATAATCCTCTGTAATATCATTTACAATCTGTCTCTTATTTATCCAAGATTGATGTAAAAGATCACCAAAAGAGTCTAAATCTCCAGATAAAATATATTTTATTCCTTCAAATGCCAAATCTCTATTCTGTCTAACTTTATTAAATTTTTCATCATTTAACATAGCATCAGATTGTTTTTGAAGAAAATCATTTCCAACT